TGGGATATAATGTCTTACAAATATTTTTTGAAGATAACCCTAAAATTATACAAAGAAAACATTTTACCTGTTGGACAGGAATACCAAACGACGAATTAGCTAAACACAAAGAAACCGTGTTAGATAAAGCAGATGAGATGAAAAAAACTGGTGGTAGACTAATATTAAAAAAACTACCATCGGATGAAATGACAATACTACAAATTAAAAATCAAGTAAGAAAAATTATTTCAGAAGGTACAAAAATAGATATAGTATTAATAGATTATATTGATTGTATATTACCCGATAGGTCATTTAATGATGAGTGGAAGGGTGAAGGTTCTGTTATGAGAAAATTTGAAGGTATGTGTCACGAATTAGATATAGCCGGGTGGACGGCAACACAAGGTAACAGAAGTTCTATATCTTCTGATGTGGTAACCACAGACCAAATGGGTGGCTCCATCAAAAAAGCACAAGTAGGGCATGTTATAATATCAGTAGCAAAAACCCTCCAACAAAAAGAAATGGGACTAGCGACCATTGCTATTGTAAAATCTAGATTAGGTAGAGATGGTATTATTTTTGAAAATTGTAAATTTGATAATGGAACATTAGAAATAGATACGGAAACTACACAAACATTTTTAGGGTTTGAAGAAGAAAAAACTACTAGAAATAGAGAAAGAGTGGCTAGAGCTCTCCAAAGAAGAGAACAAATAATAAATAAAAATAATTAATAAAAAAGAAAAATATGGAAGTATCAAATAAGATTCTGTCGGATATTACTGTCTACATGAAGTACGCTAAGTATATTCCGGAACTAAATAGAAGAGAAACGTGGGAGGAATTAGTTACACGAAATAAAAAGATGCATCAAAAAAAATATCCGCATCTAAAAGAAGAGATAGAACAAAAATATAAGTTTGTATATGATAAAAAAGTATTACCATCTATGAGGAGTATGCAGTTTGGTGGTAAACCAATTGAAATATCTCCGAATAGAATTTATAATTGTGCATATGTGCCTATTGACCATATAGACTCTTTTAGTGAAACTATGTTTCTTTTATTAGGTGGTACAGGAGTTGGATACTCAGTTCAAAAACACCACGTAAAAAAGTTACCAGTAATCCAACAACCATACCCAAAAAGAAAAAAAAGATTCTTAATTGGTGATTCTATCGAAGGTTGGGCAGACGCTATTAAAGTTCTTATGAAGACTTATATGAATGGTGGTGGTAGTAGAGTAGAATTTGATTATTCTGATATTAGACCAAAAGGAGCGAGATTAATAACATCAGGTGGTAAAGCACCAGGACCTCAACCACTAAAAGAATGTTTAGTAAAAATAGAAGGTCTATTAAATCAAAAAGAAAATGGAGAACAACTTACAACTATTGAAGTACATGATATCGTATGTCATATTGCAGACGCGGTATTGGCAGGTGGAATACGTAGAGCAGCTCTTATTAGTTTGTTTAGTGCTGATGACGATGCTATGATTGGATGTAAATCAGGTAATTGGTGGGAATTAAATCCACAAAGAGGTAGAGCAAACAATTCAGCGTGTTTAATGAGACATAAAATTACTAAAGAGTTTTTTATGGATTTATGGAAACGTGTAGAATTATCAGGAGCTGGTGAACCAGGTATATATCTAAATAATGATAAAGACTGGGGAACAAATCCATGTTGCGAAATAGCTTTAAGACCTAACCAGTTTTGTAATCTTTGTGAAGTAAATGTTTCAAATATAGAATCACAAGAAGATTTAAATGAAAGAGTTAAAGCTGCAGCATTTATTGGAACTCTTCAAGCAGGGTATACCGCTTTCCATTATTTAAGAGAAATATGGCAAGAAACAACAGAGAAAGACGCTCTTATAGGTGTGTCAATGACAGGTATAGGTTCTGGTAAAGTGTTAAAATATGATATGAAAAAAGCTGCAAGTTTGGTTAAAAGAGAAAATACTAGAGTATCTAAGTTGATAGATATTAACCCTTCAGCAAGATGTACAACAGTTAAACCAGCAGGAACAACTTCTTTAACATTAGGAACATCATCAGGTATTCATGCATGGCATAATGATTATTACATTAGAAGAGTTAGAGTAGGTAAAAATGAAGCAATTTATAGTTATTTAAAGATTAATCATCCAGAATTAGTTGAGGATGAATATTTTAGACCTCATGATACTGCAGTTATTAGTATCCCACAAAAAGCACCACAAGGTTCTATATTAAGAACTGAATCAGCTTTTGATTTGTTAGAAAGAGTTAAAAAAGTTGCAACTGAATGGGTTCGTTCCGGACACAGAAATGGGTCAAACTCACATAACGTTTCCGCTACAATATCTTTAAAACAAGAAGATTGGGATAAAGCGGGTGAATGGATGTGGGAAAATAGAAAATCATATAATGGTCTATCAGTACTCCCTTATGATGGTGGAACATACACCCAAGCACCTTTTGAGGATATTACTGAAGAAAAATATAACGAAATGATGGAATCACTTAAAGATGTTGATTTAAGTAAAGTTGTTGAATTAGATGATAATACAAACTTAACTGGTGAATTAGCTTGTGCGGGTGGAACTTGTGAAATAGATGTGGATTTAAAAACTATGGATAAAGAAAAACAATTGAATGAAGCATAAGGTTAGTAAAGAAGTTTTATATCACTTTAATTGTGGTAAATGTAATAAATGGTGGTCAGTTGCTGACTACCATTTATTGTCTTTAAATAACACCAAAGATTTAAATGGTAATAAAAAAATAACATGTCCTCATTGTGAACATAAAGAAAATGTAATAGATATAAAATATGAATAGAAAAGACGATTGGATAGCAGAACTACATTACAGAGAATTTTTAAAACCTAAACTACAAGGTAAGGATTTTTATTGGGAAGATGGAAAAATGGTTATGACAGAAGAATACCACATTAAAAGAGGTAGTTGTTGTGGTAATGGGTGTAAACACTGTCCTTATTGGCCACCCCACCAAAAAATGAACAAAGAATTAAAGAATAGATAAGAATATACATAGTCACCAAACTAATCTTTGAAGTATTTATTATAAAAAAAGCATGCCTAATCAAAAGTACGGTATAACATTTCCATTTACGGATAGTAATGAAGGATTTTTCCTGGGGTTAAATAGCACAACGGATGCGGAAGTAAAATCTAGTTTAGTTCATTTAATATTAACTTTAAAAGGTACCAGGTATTTCTTACCTGATTTTGGTACAAATCTTATGAAGTATATTTATGAACCAATGGATACGACCACCAGAGTAGGTATTAATAATGAAATTAAGGATGCTGTAGAAAAATTTATGCCTAATTTGGTTATTAATGATATTGATATTAAAACAGCAGAAGATGTAAGGTTAGAAGAAAAAAATGATACTTCGGAAAACATAAATGATAATAGTTTTGGTTTCATAGGTGAAGATGAGAGAGAGTATACTATGAGGATAAGGATTGACTATAGTGCGGGTGATGGGTTTTTTGAAACTAAAGATTTTGTTATAATAAATTTATAATATGGCAGAGAAAAAAATAGCATATACTGAAAGAGATTTTCTAGGTGTAAGAAATGAATTACTAAGACTTACCAATACCTATTATCCAGACTTAATTAAAAACGCTAATGACGCATCTATCTATTCTTTATTTTTAGATTTAAATGCTGCAGTTGCAGACAATCTTAATTTCCAAATAGATAGAACATTTCAAGAAACAACACTACAATTTGCACAAGAACGTAGTTCTTTATATAATTTAGCAAAAACTTATGGATTAAAAATACCTGGAAACAGACCATCAATAACGGTAGCTGACATATCTATAATTGTACCAGCTTTAGGAGATAAAGAAGATTTCAGATACCTAGGAAAATTAAGTAGAGGAGCTCAATTTAGAGGTGCTGGTCAAATATTTGAACTAGTAAACGACTGTGATTTTTCTACACAATATAATGTAGAAGGTATAGTTAATAGAACTAAAATACCTAATAGAGATGTTAATGGTATCATACAAAATTATACTATAGTTAAAAGAGAGGTTATTGTTAATGGTGTAACTAAAGTGTTTAAAAAAGAAATAACTGATTCTTTAGCTACTCCATTTTACGAGTTATTTTTACCGGAAAGAAATGTTGTAGGTGTAACCTCCGTAATGCAAAAATCGGGACTAGGATACCAAACACTACCTACTAATGCCGAGTTTTTAGCTGTAAATACCAACAAATGGTATGAGGTAGAAGCATTAGCTCAAGATGAAGTATTTGTGGAGGACCCATCTATGCCATCAGACGAAGTAGGTACCAAAGTAGGTAAATATTTAGAAGTCAATCAAAGATTTACAACACAATACACACCAGAAGGTTATTTCTTTTTAACTTTTGGGGGTGGAAATCAAACATCACAAGACCTTTTAGATGATTTTGCAAAAAAAGGTGTAAAATTAAATATGTCACAGTACATGAATAATATCGCTTTAGGTAATATGGTACAAGGAAATAGTACTTTATTTATACAATATAGAATTGGTGGTGGAAAAGTATCGAATCTAGGGGCAGGAGCTATAACTAATGTTGGTAAAGTAAACTTTGTGGTTGCAGGACCTAATGGACAAATAAATCAATCGGTGGTGGATAGTTTAGCTGTTACTAACGTAACTTCAGCAATAGGAGGTGCGGACCCTATGTCTGTTGAAGAAATAAGAAATTATATATCTTACAATTTTGCCGCACAAAACCGAGCTGTAACTATAAATGATTATGTTTCTAAATTACGTATGATGCCTAGTACTTTTGGAGCACCCGCAAAGGTAGGTGTTACAGAGATTGAAAATAAGGTTATGTTAAACATACTTTCGTATACACCTGATGGAAAACTAACCTCAGAAGTTACTAGTACTTTAAAGAGTAATATCGCAACCTACCTATCAAACTATAGGATGATGAATGATTATATAGTGGTTGGTCCAGCAAAAGTAATCGACATATCTTTTTTAATAGACTTAATAATAGAAGACTCTTTTAATTCTGGAGCAATAGTGGGTAATGTTGTAGAACAGGTAACTAACTATTTTAATATTAATAAAATAGAAATGGGGCAAGACTTATCGATGGGGGAACTAAGAAGTCAAATAATGAACCAACCAGGTGTTTTAAACATAGTAAATTTAAGAATTTACAATAAAGTGGGTGGACAATACTCACAATCAATCACCTCACAACCTTATGGGGATGATAGTACTAGAGAAATAGCTTTACTTGATGATACTATATATGCTCAACCAGATGAGATACTACAAGTAAGATTTCCAGAGAAAGATATAGCTATAAGGGTAAGAAAACCAAACAAACCAACCTTCACCTAAACTTTACTATATTAACTAACTAATTACTTTTACTTTTAAGGGTTGAACTATTTATTTCATAGGTAGTATAAATCTATTTTAGATAATTTTTTATTATATATGAGTAAATCTTTTAGAGTAAGAACAGAAGTAGGTAAAGATAAGAATGTAACTTTTGAATTAGACCAAAAATTTGATTTGTTAGAGATTCTTAGTCTTTCTTTAACACAACAAGAAGTGTATACAAGAATGTGTGCTGATTTTGGTGTTGTGGTTGGTAGAGTTACAGCAAATAATGGTTTTGGTATCCCTAACGCTAAAGTTTCTATATTTATTCCACTACAAGCTGAGGATGAAGATAATGAAGTAGTTAAATTCTTATATCCATACCAAGAACCATATGAAAAAAATGAAGACGGGGTTAGATACAACCTTCTAAGTTCAGAAAGAAATTTTGATTGTCATACACCAGTAGGAACTTTCCCAACACTAAACTCGGTACTCACCCAACAAGAAGTAAAATATGTGTATGACAAATATTATAAGTTTACAGTAAAAACTAATGAGTCAGGTGACTTTATGATATATGGGGTTCCCACAGGTTCTCAAAATATAGTGATGGATGTGGACTTAAGTGATATAGGTTGTTTTTCCCTATTACCACAAGATTTTAAACTTAAAGGGTTCCCAGAATCAGATTTTGATGGGCCTAGATTTAGAACAGACGCGGAAATAGATTCTTTACCACAAATTATAAACCAAACTAAAACAATAGATATTAAACCTTTTTGGGGGGATGAAGAACAATGTAGGGCGGCAATTACAAGAGTAGATTTTGACCTAGGTAATTCTGGTTTTAAACTAGAACCAACATCCGTATTTATGGGTAGTACCGCACAAGACACCGATAAAGATTCAGTTAATAGGCAATGTAAACCAAGAATTC